CAAGAAAAAGAAGCTGTATTAGCACAAATAGAAGGTTTTAGGTCTGAGCAAATATCAAATAGAATTGCTTTAGAAAAAGAGAAAACAGATTTAGAGGAGGAAAAAGCAGAGGAAAGATTAGAGAAAGAACAAGAAAGATTAGAAAAAGAAGCTGAAATAGAGCAAGAAAGAGTAAACCAAAAAGCAGCGGCTGCGGACGCTATTGTTGGTATATTAGGTGCAGAAACTGCTGCTGGTAAAGCTGCATTAGTGGCAAAACAGTTATTATCAGCAAAAGAAATGATTAATAATGCTAAAACTGCTTTACAAAAAATAGCTGTTGATACTGCTGGAGCGGGAGTAGATACGGCAAAGGGTTTTAGTGCTACATTAAAGGCTGGTTTTCCACAAAACGTTCCATTATTAATTGCTTATGCCGCACAAGCCGTTGGAATTGGAGCAAGTATTGCTCAAGCCGTCGGGAAAGCAAAAGGAGCTATTGGGTCTTCAGGTGGAGGTGCTAATATCCCAAGCATAAGTACACCATCAGCACCGGCTGTAAGTGCTCCACCATCATTTAATATAGTTGGAACTAGTGAAACAAACCAATTAGCTGAAACAATAGCTGGACAGCAACAACAACCTGTTAAAGCGTACGTGGTATCAAATGATGTAACATCAGCGCAGTCATTAGAGCGTAATATAGTAGAAGGTGCGTCAATTTAATAACAAAATAAAAAATAAATTATTATAATAATATGGACATTATAGAACTATTCATAGAAGACGAAAACGAATTTTCTGGAATTGATGCAATATCTGTAGTTGAAAATCCAGCAATTGAAGAGGATTTTGTAGCTTTAAAAAATCAAGAATTTAAGTTGGCTGAGGTAGATACTGAAAAACGTATACTTATGGGTCCTGCTCTTATACCTAATAAACCAATTTATCGTAAAAGTGGAGACAAAGAGTATTATATTTATTTTTCTAAAAATACTGTAAAGAAAGCTAGCGAGTTATTTTTAATGCGTGGTAAACAAAACAATTCTACTTTTGAGCACCAAATACCTTTACAGGGAATGAGTGTTGTGGAGTCTTGGCTTGTTGAAGATGACGAAAAAGACAAATCACGTAAATACGACTTAAATGTTCCTATTGGAACTTGGATGGTTTCAATGAAAGTAAACAACGACGAAGTTTGGCAAGAAGTAAAAGCAGGAAAGGTAAAAGGATTTTCTATAGAAGGTTACTTTGCAGACAAAATTGAAAGACCACAAGACAAGTCAATAAAAGACGAACTAGCAGAGATAGAAAACGAGGAAGCAGAATACTTACTATCTACTATTAAAGGTATTATCAAAAAAGATAAACGCTATAAGAAAGGCCAGACAATGGAATTAGAGTCTTATAGTGATTACCCATCTGGCGTAAAAAATAATGCCAAGAGAGGTCTTGAAATGAACGAGAAGGTTAATAATAAATGTGCTACTCAAGTAGGAAAAGTAAGAGCACAACAATTAGCACAAGGAAAACCAATAAGTGTACAAACTATAAAACGTATGCATAGTTACTTGTCAAGAGCAGAAACTTATTATGAACCTAATGATTCTAAAGCATGTGGTACTATTAGTTACTTACTTTGGGGTGGTTTAGCTGGAAAACGTTGGGCTGAAAGTAAACTTAAAGAACTTGGTGTAATTGATTTAAAAGAACCTTGTTGGGAAGGCTACGAAATGATTGGCTTTAAAATTAAAGATGGTAAAAAAGTACCTAACTGTGTACCAGAAAAATAATGGCAAAAAAAATCATAAATAGTTTTACACCATTAAGTAGGTCTAAAAGACCAGGTGTACATAGCAAAAATGCTAGTAAAGGACAATCAGGTTATAAACAAAAATACAGAGGTCAAGGAAGATGAGAAAAATTTACGATAGATTTAAAAGATTTTATACAAGTCCTAAAACAAATAAAAGAGCTTGTCTATGTAAAGATAGCACTTACTCTCGTAAATGCTGTGACGGTAGTTACCAAGCTCAAGGAATTGGTGAAATATGAAAATGTAACAAATAAAAATTAAATTATTATATTATTATGAACCCGGAAGTACAAAAAATATTTAATAAGTTTTCAGAAAAGAAAACAGAGCTATCTACTGAAAAAGTAGAACTTGCTTTAATTGACGATGCTAAAAGCGCTATCAAAGCTTCAAGAAACTTAATGAATATTATAGAGAAAGATGGCGAAGAGTATTTAACTTTATATAGGAGAATACAAAATAATGGCGATCGTTTAATGGATATTTTTAAAGTTTTAGACAATATGGTTAATAGACTTGAAAATGCACAAAAAGATTTAGGCGTAAAAATTCCAGAAGTATCTCAAATAGATAAAGTAATGGATGAAATTTTACGTATGAGAAAAACTTATACTTTTTAAGATAATATAATGAAAGCGAATGATATGTTAAATCAAGTAAAAGAACTTCTAGGAATGGAAGTACAAGTTGAGCTTGCGCAAATGAAGCTCGAAAATGGAACAGTTTTAGAAGCTGAGTCTTTTGAAGCTGACAATGAAGTATTTATCGTAACAGAAGACGAAAAAGTCGCTGTACCAGTTGGTGAATACGAAATGGAAGATGGAAAAATTTTAGTAGTAACAGAAGAAGGTATTATTGCTGAGATTAAAGACGCAGAAGCTGAAGAAGAGCCTGCTGAAGAGGAAGTAGAAGCAGCTGAGGAAGATGAGAAAGTAGAAGCTGAGTATGTTACTAAAGAGGAATTAGCAGAAGTAGTTTCAATGATTGAGGAAATTAAATCAATGATTGAACCTAAAGAGGAAATGAGTGCTGATGATATGGGTAACCTTCTAACAGAAGAGCTTGCTGCACAAGAAAAAACTGAACTATCTGAAGAGCCGGTACAAAAAGTATCACATTCTCCAGAAGCTCAAGTAGAAAAGAAAATGAATTTGTTTGCACAAAAGCGAGGATTTTCAACAATCGATAGAGTATTTAATAATCTAAATAAATAAAAATGAGTAACCACAATGTAAACTTGACTGGCTCTGTTGCCAGTATCACTTCAACTTACGCTGGTGAGTTTGCTGGGAAATATATCTCTGCTGCCTTGCTTAGCGGTAAAACTTTGGCTGAAGGTGCTATCACCATTAAGCCTAATGTTAAATTTAAAGAGGTTGTAAAGAAGGTTGCTTCTACTAATATCATTGCGGATGGTAGTTGCGACTTTACTGAGACTTCTAATGCTCTTACCCTAACTGAGCGTATCCTTCAACCAGAGGAATTCCAAGTAAATTTGGAACTTTGTAAAAAGGACTTTCGTTCAGACTGGGAAGCTATACAAATGGGATATTCTGCATTTGATAACCTACCCCCTTCATTTGCTGACTTCCTAATCGGACATGTTGCTGCTAAAGTAGCTGAGAAAACTGAACAAAACATTTGGGGTGGTGTAAATGCCACTGCTGGAGAATTTGACGGTTTGACTGTACTTATGACTGCTGATGGAGATGTAAATGATGCAACTACAACTGAAACTGCATTTAGTTCAAGCACTATTGTTGGTGAGCTTGGTAAAGTAGTTGATGCTATTCCATCTGCTGTTTATGGTAAAGAAGATTTGACAATTTATCTTCCAACTGTAGCTCTACAAGCTTATGTACGTGCACTTGGAGGATTTGCTTCAGGTGGACAAGGAGCTGCTGGTACTAATGACCAAGGTTCACAATGGTACAATATGGGTAATGCACTTTCATTTGAAGGTATTAAAATCCAACATGCACCTGGAATGCCAGCTGACCATATGGTAGCTGGTGAAGCATCTAACCTTTACTTCGGCACTGGACTATTGGCTGACCACAACGAGGTGAAAGTTATAGATATGGCTGACCTTGACGGTTCACAAAATGTAAGAGTTGTAATGCGATTTACTGCTGGTGTACAATATGGCATCGGTAGCGACTTAGTACTTTACACTTTAGCTTAATAATTAACTAACACAAAGGGGTAGGTTAGGTTAGAGCCTGCCTACCCTTTTTAATAAAACTATAAACTATGGCTTGTCCCTTAACAAAAGGTAGAATTGAACCTTGCAAAGATAGCGTTGGTGGTCTTAAAGAAGTTTATTTTGCAGACTTCGGTGATTTAGACGCTGCTACTTCTGGTCTTGGTACAAATGATGATGTTGATAATTTTGACTCTACTACCGGTACTGTTTTTAAATATGATTTAAAAGGCAATTCGTCTTTTGAACAGGCAATCACAAGTTCTAGGGAAAATGGTACTACATTCTTTGAGCAAACATTAAATTTAACACTTAAAAAACTATCTGCTGCAGATAACAAAGAAGTTAAATTATTAGCTTATGGCCGTCCTCAGATTATTGTTCGTGACTATAACGACAATTATTTCTTAGTAGGTCGTGAGCATGGAGCTGAAGTAACAGGTGGTACTATTGTAACTGGAGCTGCTATGGCTGATTTAAGTGGATATACTCTTACTTTTTCTGGTCAAGAAACTTTGCCTGCTAACTTTATTAACGTTGACTCAAATGATGGTTCAACAATGGTTGTTGGTACAACTACATTAACCATCACATCAGGGTCAGATTTTTAATAATTGATTTACTTAATATATTAAGGGGCTATTTGGCCCCTTTTTTTATCTAAATAAAATAACAAAAAAAACTTTTTTTTATTATATATATATGTTGACAATAGGAACAAACGGTACTAAAACATTCAATATAATACCAAGAAATAGTGCTACATCAGTTACTGCTTCTTTAACTAGCGAAACAACTGGTACAGCGTATACAGATACAACATCATTAAGTCAAAATAGATATTATTATGATATGGCTTGTGATTTTGAAACAACGTTAAAAGAAAGTTCATTTTATACTTTAGAAGTAAAAGAAGGTAGTAATGTTATTTTTAAAGATAAAGTTTTTTGTACTGACCAAACAATAGGTGATTTTAGTGTAAACTATAATACTTATACAGAACATTCTAGCGACAACGAATTTATAATAATATGAACAATTTACATATATTAAACCTAGCAGCATATAACCGTCCTGAAATTACTGAAAGTAAAAATAAGGAATGGGTTAATTACGGTATTGATAACAACTACTATCAATATATTATTGACCGTTATAATGGTTCTGCTACAAACAATGCTATTATAAATGGTGTTGTAAATATGATTTATGGTAAAGGACTTGACGCTACAAACTCTTCTAAAAAACCAGATGAGTATGCTCAAATGAAGTCTATATTTTCTAATGATGATGTTAGAAAAACAGTATTAGACCTTAAGTTACTTGGTGAAGGTTCTATGCAAGTAATTTATAAAAACGGAAAAGTATATAAAGCTGAACATTTTCCAAGACAAACTTTACGTGCTGAAAAATGCAACGAGGATGGCGAAATAGAGGCTTATTATTATCACTATGATTGGACTAAATTAAAGCACTCAGACAAACCTAAAAGAATTCCTGCGTTTGGATTTGGTAATGGTAAAGAGTCTGAAATCAAAATAATTAAAAGATATGTATCTGGCTTTGATTATTATGCACCAGTAGATTATCAAGGTGGTTTAGCTTATGCTGAACTAGAAGAGGAGGTTGCTGATTATTTAATTAATGAGGTTCAATGCGGTTTTTCTGGTACAAAAGTAGTTAACTTTAACAATGGAGTTCCAGATAGAGAAAAGCAATTACAAGTAAAAGACGATGTACTTGGCAAATTAACTGGTTCACGTGGTGAAAAAGTAATTGTAGCATTTAATAACAATGCAGAGTCTAAAACAACAGTAGACGATATACCACTTAACGACGCACCACAACATTATGAATATTTATCTAATGAATGTGTAAAAAAGTTAATAATATCACATAGAATTACATCACCTCTTTTAATTGGCGTTAAAGATGGAAATTCTGGTTTAGGTAATAATGCTGAAGAGATTAAAACAGCTACATTATTATTTGACAATATAGTTATTAAACCTTACCAAGAACTATTAACTGATTGTTTTGATGCTATCTTAGCAGTAAACGGTATTTCGCTTAATTTATATTTTAGAACATTACAACCTTTAGAATTTACAGAAACTGAAGACATTGTAAATGAAGAGCAACGTGAAGAGGAAACTGGAGTTAAAATGTCTAAAGAAGATTTATCTGACGAGGATTTTGATATTCTTTTAGATGAACTTAGAGGTGAAACAGTTTCTAATCGTTGGGAAGAGGTAGATGCAAGAGAACAATCAGAAGATAACGAAAACATAGAAGATTGGGCTAATAATTTAATTGAGTCAAAGCAAGAAAATTTAGAAAAA